CCATTAATATCTGCAGTGTCAGCTACGAGGGCATCAGTAGTTACTGTACCATCGAAGTATGCATTCTTAAATTGTACAGAGCTTGTACCTAAGTCTATGTCGTTGTTAGTTACAGGAACAATTACACCATCTTGAAGACGGAACTGTTCAACTGAGCTACCACCTACATCAACAAAAACACCAACACGATTGTTAGTGTCATTTACAACAATCTTATTTAAAGGTGTAGCAACACCGGGATCACCGATAAGCCCAATAACTGGACCTTCCGCTGCTGTGCCATCGTGCTTGTGGCCTGTAGTATTAACAAATGCTGCAAGTATCTGGTTGTATTCGTCATTTGAATCTGACGCATTGATAATGTCACCATCTGTGTATGTGGATTGTCTTGTGTAACCCGCCATGTACTTCTCCTTTACCGCCTTGCGGCTGCGTCAAACTCTAACTGAAAACCTTTTAGTGAATAAGGTTCTGAAACTCCGTTGTCAACAACTCTTAGTGCTACTGCAAACCCACTACCCTCTACAGCTTGACGTACAAGAGGCTGTGATTGACCGCCGTAAGTAGCCGTTCCGTAGGTAGACGTACCGTAGATAGCAACAACTTTACTACTATCAAATGGGTAGGCTGCAGGACGTGGCACACTAGGGTCTTCATAGTCATACCGTAAAAACAAATCTGAGTTTACTGTACCTGTAGGTGCGTAGTTAATAATAACACGTTGGAAGTTTTTACGTATGCCTGCATCGCCCATAGTTAAGTCAGGTGATCTATAACGGCCTACAATAGTATTTCCATCAAATGTACTGGTTTGTTCTTGCCTATACACGTAACCATCAAAGCCACCGTGTAGTACATATACAGAACCTTGTTCGCTTAATGAATCAGTACACGAAGGTTGTATGCCCAATGTTTCACTAAAGCTATAACCCTGAGCACCTCTGTATGCAATTACACCTTTGGTTGCGCTACGTGATCGTGCTCCATTGTTAACAAAGAATATACGATACTGAGTTTTGTCGGGTACTACCACTGCCTCAAATTCGTCTACATCTGAATACACAGAAAACAACTCATGCACTGGGGCAGTTATTGTACCAAGCTCAACGTCACCAATTTTAGCAGTACCTGCAACTGTGCGTAAACCATCCCTACTAAGGAAGATAATATCACCAGCAAATTCTTTAATTGTGTAGCCGTTGATACAACCAACGTTACGTGATACAGGCTCTAGTACAAAATCGGCAATTGTATTACCTACTAGTTTAAATATACGTTCAGCACAAAATATAATAAGGGTATCTCGGAAAGGAAAGACACCTGTAATTGTGTCATCTACCCTAATAGAACCTGCACCATTAGCTGAGCTAAAATCGTTATCGGTAAAAGGTGCAGTAAATACTAGTTCCTGTGGCGTAGCTGACATACCTGCAAAAAACATAGTGTTCTTAAAAGATGTAACGTACTTAGGATTACTTGGAGCACCTGTAGCACTGATGTCCGTTACAGTAGAACCGTCATACTTAGTTGCGCTATTAGCCCCATCGGCCCAGATAATATGTGGAGTGTTATTAAAGTTGTATCTAAAAAAGGTATACTTACCTGCATTACTTCTTCCTGTATCAATCTGTGACCAAGCACCACTACCTGCAGCAGCTGCAAATACTTTTTCACCTCTAGCGGCAATAACTTTATTGTTACCTGCAAAGTAAGCAGACATTAATACGGATTCACTAGCAGAAGAAGTCTGTGGAACAATATTACTATTCCACTTATTGTATCCATTAATGCGCCTGTAGCCACCCGTAATGTCTACTTCAAAGTTTTCAAGCTCTAGTGCCATTCCGGGTTCCATAGTGAACGTAGAACGGTCAAGAACTAAACCACCTTGAAGTGGAAATACAAAAGGATTAAGACCTGATTCATCAGCCATAGTTAAACCTTAAACAAACGTACTTGTAGGCTGTTGCGATCTATATAACATTGTAGAACGAACGTAATCTGTTCTGTTACCCAGTAGGGTTCTCATATTCTTAATTCCAGCCTCAAACCTTTGGAAGTTATTTTGATACTGTCCTGTCTCTCCACGATACTGATAGCCATATGCAGTTGCACCGTCTACAATTACAGAACGGTACTGTTCGGCAATGTTAGGTACGTCAGTAGCTGCAGAAAGCGTAGAGCTATATGCATAGTATTCATAACGAATGGAGTATGCTTTATCTGGGTACGGATATAATCCAAATTTATTATCTGGTGTTCTAAACACATAACGTGGAACACTGCCAACGCTTGCCGTGTCTTCCTGTTGAATATATTTAGATAAGTATTCTTTGTAATCTAGTTTAGTTAAGTTACCACCCGAAATAGATAGGTCAGTATCTCGAACTAAACGAAACGTATCGTAGTCTACGTGCTTAGCAGTAGTAGGTACTTCATAACGAGTAGTATCTGCCACTAATACTTCAGTCTGTGTATTATGATTAAAGGGCCAGCTATACTCACTAGTATTTATATAATCAATAGCATCATTGACTGCATTCTTGCACTGAATTTGAAAACCTCTAGCTGAAGTAAAGCCAGTGCTTGTCAAAGCAACTTCGTTAAAACGAGCAATGACTTCATTAGTAATTTCTAAATAGTTATATGCCATTAGTAGTATTGCTTTCAGATTAAGTACAAACATAAGTGGGCCACAGTTAAGCAGCCCACTCATTAAGTTATTTATGCAAGTGCGTCACGAGCAACTTCTGTAGGAGAAGAGTCGCCTTGATCACTTACGTCAACCATCCAAGCGTAAACACGAAGTTTACCTGCAGTGAATGTTGCACCGGAACCTGCAAAGGTAAGGTCCAACGTGTCTGCAGTTGCAAGAGTAACGTCTGCCGCAGGTGTAGCTGATGGAGCATAAGCAAGATCAGCAGCACCGTCGATGTCAAACGCTGCAACAAACTCATCGGCATCTGCTGCACCAAGTGTAACAGTTGCGTCTGTGCCTGTGTTCTGAGTTGCAGATTCTACAACTTGAACGCCTGCATTAATTACACGTGTGTTAGCAGGGACAGTTAAGCACTGAACTACATCACCACCTGTACAGGAAATTGCCTGTGCAGATAGAACAATAGTTTTTTGTACCAGATACGGAGCACGTCCACGCTGTGAACTACCGTGTGCTGGCAAAAGTAATGTTGAAATAGTAGCCATTTTTTATTACTCCTTTATGCCAAGTGGTACTTAGCGTTCACAAGAGCTTCTGGGCGAAGAATCTTGCGACCATATAGATGCATACCACGAACAATGTCGGAGAATGAATCTGGATCACGATATGTTTCAGTCTTGTTGATCTGCTCGGCAGTTGCAACAGCTGAATCGTGTCCCGCAACAATCATACCATAGTTGACTGTAGAGTTCGTACCTGTAAAGGACGGACCTGTACCAACAGTTGGTAGGTTGTTAGAGGCATATACACGGAAGCCATGAATATTCATACCGATTTGACCATTCTGGAGACCAGAACCGCCGAAATCAGAATTAAATAGGCGAGAATCTTCGTCTTTCAAGAGTTCCATGAATACTGGATCGACTACCAGCCAACGACCTTGTGTATCGACGTTCTGCTGGTCAAGAAGACGAGACATACGTGCGATAACTGTCAATGGGAAAGTGTCACCAGCTGCAGGTGTGGTGTCAGTTGCACCGCCAGCACGTGGCTGTAGGGCAAGAGCTTCACCAGCAGAACCGCCGAATGATGCTGCATCAATTTTCATTGAGGACAACAGTTCGTCAGAACCTGCAGTAGATACGGCAACGGTACCGTTAGTAGTTGTGTTAACGGTGTCAGGTGAGCCGTGGATTGCAGACTGTTTAAAGCCTGACAGATAGCCAAGAACGTCTTGGTCAAACTGGTCAGACAAACGATAAGCAGCACGATCCGAAGCAAGGCTTTGGAAATTTACGTGACTGTGAGCTTCCTCAATATCATCGACTTTGAAAGCAAAATAATTAGCTTTGTCGATTGTCAATGAGAAATCTTCATCGTCCAAGTCTTGTGGCGTGATAGTTGTACCACGTAGGTAAGGTTGAACAGTGATCTCAGGTTCTTTAAT